AACATTAATAATACAGAAATTACAGATGATATTAACCAATTTATTTTAAAAAAGACAGAGGAGAAAGAAATTTTTATTTATTATTTAGGCTGTATACCAATTACAATACAAGAATATGAGAAAAATCATTTTAAATGTTTAAGTGGATGGGTTTCACATTCTATTATTTATTCCAAACAATTTATACAATGTCTATTAAATGATATAAAATTACAAGAAGACATTTTTACAAAATATATTGCGTGGGATGCATTTATAGAAAAATATAATCTAAAAAATATAGATTTTAAAAGATATTTATATAAAGATTGTCTTTGTTATCAAACATTTACTGAAACTGAAAATTTGAAAACATCTTGGTTTAAAGAAAAAGAATTTAACAAAATACCAATTCTAGGTGAAATAATAAGAAACATAAGTGTTGAAATAACATTATTAAATTTTAAACTATTAAATACAAAAGATGATCCTGAATTGTATTTTAAATTAAAGTATTTATTTTGTGTAAAAATATGAAATATTATTTTTAGAATTGATAAAAATAATATTAGAAAATATTTTGTAAATTGAAACAATATTTTGTAATTTGAAACAATAATTAATAAAGTGTATAACGATAATTGTCTTGTACTCTGGCAAAGGCTCCTTCTGGTGTAGATTCTTTTCCAGAAGGCATTGAACCATATAAGAAATTACTAAATGCGCCTTGATCGTTGGTGACACGAGTATTTGCTGTACTAAAAAAAGCCCGATTTGATTGATCTAATTCAAAATTTTGCCACAGATCTCCATATAATTGTTTGTTTGTATTTTTTATACCAGGATTCATCATTTGAACGGCTTTTTTAATATTTTTTGTTATATCTTCATCAACATCTACATTAAAACTAGGTGGTGCTGCTTTTCTATCTGGATCATCATTAATCTGTGTTAATAAAACATTGCTAAAAGGATTTTTTTTATTACCTTCTTTAAATTCTGATTTCAAAACAGAATCTAAAGTATCTGGATTTACATAAAATCCATTGTTATTTTGAACATCTTTATTGTTACTACTTTGTACTTTAAAACCTTCATTCAACATATCTTTTGTGACTTTTTGTTTTCTCATGTTAAATAATACAAAAATAACAACTAATGTTAATATACCAACAACTAATACTCTTTTAGACATGGTTGAAATATATCCTAAAATTGTAATTAAAATAACTAATCTTGTAATGGCGTTTAATTTTTGTTCGTAACACATCTCTGTCATAGGCCATAATTCAAATATATATTCTTTATTAAATAATATTGTGGGATCATTCGTCCAAAATTTGGTTGTCATTATATATATATAAATCTTTTAAAAAAGTTTACTAAAAACTAAAAATAACTTGCTATTTTCTTCTGTTTCCTTTATTCTTATTTTTCATTGTTTTTTTAATCATATTTTTTTGTGTTTTTCTATTTATTGTTTTTCTATTTCTTGATTTTCTTGTTTTTCTATTTCTTGATTTTCCACCATCTGTATCTACATACATCATTTCATATTTTGTTTTTGGTTCATCATCTTCGTCATCACTATCATATCCAGATTTAGATTCATTAATTATTCTAAAACCATTTCTTATACTATAAAAATCAGCTACTCCTGAATCATAACATGTTAAATTTATTTCTTTAATTGAATTTGTTCTAGCAAATGTTTTAACCGCATCTATTAATGCTGTTCCTATTCCGGATGAAGGTGGTGGTACACATATTCCATAAATATAAATAGATGTAGGTTTTATATCAAAATTTAGAACACCTGCTACATCTTCACCATGTAAAGCATATAATGTAATACCACTTGATAAATAACTTGATAACTCTTTTCCTGTAATAGATTTTTCATCTCTACAAAATTCGGGATGACTTTTAATAACCTCTCTTAATTCAGTTATAGATTTTGTTCCAGACTCTAATCCTGACATTATATATTTATCTGAACGCGAATTAGATATATAATAAATACTCATATATATTTATTATATAAAAACTTATTTCTTTCTTCTTCTTGTTATTTTTTCCCTTTCTTCTTCTTTTTTCCATCATTGACTACAGGTTTTGCTCCTCTAGGTGTTCTCTCTGCCTTCTCAGCAGAACTAAATAAACTTATTAATTCTTCTTCCGAGATAGCAGGTTGTTGTGAAACTTGGTTTGATTGTAAATTTTGTTGATCTAATCTAGCCTTAGCATTTGCCTCTGCTTTTGCCTTCATTCTCTCTTTTGTTTTAGCAACCTCCATTCTTTTATTTAAATTTGCCTCCATTGCTCCCATATTCATTTTTCCTCCACCCATTGCTCCACCTAATCCCATTTTTGATAACATAGATTGGATATTTCCCATACCTGGCATATTCTTCATCTTATTCATAATATCAGTTGCTTCTGCGATTAATTCACTTTCTTTAAGATCTCCTGATTTCATTTTTGTATCCAACTTGTCTCCTACGGTTTTAACAAGTCCCATCAATTTTGTTGGATTTTTAATAAGTTTTTGAAATACATCCTTCATATCCGTAGTGTTTTCAAAATCCATATTCAAATTTTGTGCTGTTTCTTCCGCAATTTCACGTGCTAATTGTCCTAACTTTCCATCTAACATACCTGTAATATGCTCTTGAATTTTATTCGGATCTGGTATATCTCCCATATTTAACCCTTCGCCCATATTCTCAGGAAAATTACCACTAGAATCAAACATATTCTGCATATGTGATAATGTTTCTTCTAACTTACTTTTGAATTCATCTTCATTAATCGCTTCAAAAAGTTTTGCTGTATCCCCAAATGCTTCTTTATTATTCAAGCTTCCTACAATTGAAAACATAATTAATTGAAGGTATTTCCAAATTGTTTCTCGGGTTTTATCTGAAATATCACATTGCCATAAATTCTTAAAATGGATTTTTGGTAAGAATTCTGTATCTAAATCAGATTCTTCTTTAAACATTTCATTGTTTTGATATAAAATATCGAAAAATCTAGGTGGAAATTTCTTCTGGCAAAATTCAAATAAAATTTTAGTTGATTCTTTTTCTGATTTTTCATATACAATATTCCTCTCTTCCTCTGATTCAATATAATTAAAAAAATCGCGACTTTTCCACCAAGTACCAATTAAAGGAACATACTCTGGAAAAGTTATTATCAAATCACCTATAAAATCTCTCAAAACTTTTGTAAATTCTTCCGGAATATTACTTTCTGTTGACATATTATTTAATATTCATTATATTTTTTTAAATCAAACTCAATAAAATATATTAATTTATATACTAATATATTTTATATATATTTTTATTATTTACTATTTATTATTTACTATTTATTATTTATTATCTATTATCTATTATTTATTATTTATTATTTATTATCTATTATTCACCACATAATTCAGATAATTTTGTTAAATTTTGAATATACTTCATTGCCTTTAATTGATCTTCAGGATTCATATGTTTAATTGGATCACGTAATCTATCAATAGATTCTGTAATTTTATCAGAATATATAGAAGTTGAAACATCATTTGTATAATCTTTATTAATAAAAAACTCTATATTACCAGATTCAATTTCAGATTTATATTTACTAACAATAAATGTTTTCCAAATTTTTACGATTAGTTTTGGATTTGCTTTTCTAGCAACTAAAAATGCGTTTTTAGCGGTTAAAATTGCTTCATCATCTGGAAATACATTTTGGACGTCGTTTACAAATTCTAAAAAATGATCGTTAAAAGCAGTAAGAATATTTGACATTATTAATTATTTGTCTTTTTTTCTTTTTAAATTAATTTTATAGAATAATTAATTTAGAATAACTATAAAAAAGAATAACTATAAAAAAGAATAACTATAAAAAAGAATAACTATAAAAAAATACAATTATAAATATTCTAGAAACTCATAGGTGGTCTATTTCCTGTAAGCTGTCTAATATCGGAATCTCTCTCCTCTTTCATTCTTTTCATTCTATCCTCCATTTGGAGATTCGAATCATCTTCACCTGTTTTTTTAGATCCGCGAATTGTTGTATTACAATCATCTGATGATATAGGCTCTGAAATTTGGCCGCTAAAAGCGGTTTGTAAGTCTACATAATTATGCATTTGTCTCATACCACCATTTCCTTTTGCTTCTAAATCTTCTGGATCTTGATCTAAAAAACTATATTGATCGGATACAATAGTTCCTCCACCTAGAGAGAAAGCCATTGGTTCCATATTATTCTGAGTTGCTTTTCTCACTTCTACCTCTTGTCTAGGTTTTAAAAATTCTAAAATTTGTTCTCCATATAAAACCTGATATCCTTGATTTAATAACAACAAGGCAGGCACACGTGTAATATTCTCTGGTAAAATAATTTTTTGTCCGTTTTCTAAAATAATATATGTTTTATTATTTTCATTCACTCTTTTATCAATACAGATAAAATGTATATCATTTTGAGAACCAGATTTTGAAATTAACTGTAAATATTTTTTAGAAACTTCACAATATTTGCTATAATATAAAATACAACTCATCTATTCTATAATTATTTTATTTGAAATAATATTTAACTTATTTCAAAAAAAAATGATATTATTTTATTATTTAAATATAAAGTTATATTATTAAATAGAATATGGATCCACATGTTGAACTGATTGATAATGATAATGATATACTAAAGTTTACACTAAGTGGTGTAAATGTTAGTATTGCGAATGGTCTTAGAAGAACCATTATATCAGATATACCTATGATAATATTTAGAACAACTCCACACGATCAAAATAAATGTAATATTCTTACAAATACTAGTAGATTAAATAATGAAATTATCAAACAACGTTTAAGTTGTATACCAATTCATATTAAAGATATTAGTGAATTTCCTTTTAAAAATTATATTATAGAAGTAAATGTTGAAAATACAACAGATACTATTATGTTTGTTACCACCGAACATTTTGTAGTCAAAGACCTTGTTACTGATAAACCACTTTCCGAATCACAAATTAGAGAAATTTTCCCAGCAAATGATTATACTGGTTATTTCATTGATTTTGTTAGATTGCGTCCTAAAATTAGCGATGAATTACCAGGTGAAAAGCTTCATCTAACATGTGAATTTGATATAGGTTCAAATAAAGAGGATGGAATGTATAACTCTGTTTCAACTTGTGCTTATGGTAATACAATTGATGTAGCAGTACAAGAAGCTGAATTAGCAAGGAAAAAACAAACTTGGAAAGACGAAGGAAAAAATGAAAAAGAAATTGAATTTGAATCAGCAAACTGGTTACTATTAGATGGTAAACGTGTATATAAAAAAAATAGCTTCGACTTTTCAATACAATCTGTCGGTGTATATACAAATAGTGAATTACTGAATCTAGGTTGTCAAATTTTGGTTGGTAAGCTTGGTGAATTAGATGAACTAATTGAAAAAGATCAACTAGAAATAAAAAATTCCGATAGTACTATGTCAAATGCGTTTGATGTTATTCTTGAAAATGAGGATTATACGATTGGAAAGGTTCTTGAATATTTCTTGTATACAAAATTTTATGAAACAAAGACTCTTACCTTTTGCGGATTCAAGAAGATGCATCCTCACGATAATTATAGTATTATTCGTATTGCGTATCTGGATGCTGTTGAGAAATCTACTATTAAAGGTCACTTAAAAGAATCTATTGCTGACGCAATTCAATTATATACTAAATTGAAGAAAGATTTCTTAAAACTTATGAAACGTTAAATAATCTATTTTATAAAAAAATAAGAATAAAAAAAATAAGAATAAAAAAATAAAAAAATAGGCATTTTCATTTTTATTTTTATAATATAAATGAAAGAATCATTGATGATTTTATATAATTATGTAATAAAAACTTTAAACAATCAAGATTTTCAACAAAAAACAAATATGGTAATCAGTGTTTCACTTGAATTATATAGAGTTATGATTTCATCATTATTAATTATTTTTGTTCCTCAAAAATGTGACGACCATGTATGTTCTCTCATGGAGAATTTAGATGCTGATAATAAACTATATTATATAGGATTAATTATCAATTATATTACTCTTGTGTCATTTTTAATGATGTATATTTGTGAAACAAGAAGAGAAGAAAAATTAATAAAAATATTAGAGGTAAATAAAACAATATCAACAGATAATGAATCCGTCGGAAAACGTTTAGATATTTTACCAAAAGAAAAACACCAACAAATATTGAATGTTGACAAACACTACCAATATATAAGTTATTATGTAATGTGTGTATACGGTTTGAATATTACATTTAGCAGTATTGTTATAAACGAGTATTCTTTAGGAAATCAAACACTCGTTATTTTTTTAACCAATTTATTATTTATGATTACAAAATTAAGTAACGTGTATAATATTATTAATACAGAGCAAAATATTTTCTTTTCTGCGTATTTAAACACAAAAGTACAATTTAATGATTTAGATCCACGCGAATTGGGAAAAATACAAAAACAAAAATCTATAGATGAAAGGATATTACAAATTATCGAAAAAAACGACTTGAATTTAATGGAGGAAAATAAATTAAAAATATTAGATAAAGATGGTTTCAAAATCATTGTTTCATCTGATTCATCTGATTCAGATGATGAAGAAACAGTAGCAATTACGGTAACAACAAAATAATAACTAACTTAAAACTTATTTTTTATACATTAGCATCTGCTACAATGGTATCAACATTTCGTTTCCTCATTTGAAAATTTAAACAATACATCAACAAGGATGGAGGTAATTCATTCACATATTTAATAACAACTGAATTTGTTACAAAAAAACCTTTTTCTCTAAGTTCATTCATATATATCTGATGAATATTAAACATATGTGTCCTATATTGTTCTGAAAATTCTTTTAGGGGTCTTTCTTTTTTAATATAACATGAAATATAATTTGTAAATAAAGTTTCCGTAAACAAATGGACTTGATCTCTCAATATAGAAAACTCCTTTTTAGATTCTGGATAAAATTTAAGATAATCACCTACTTTACCCTCTTTTCTTAGACATAAATACTGATACTGTAGTTTTGGCTGATTTCCTCTCAATCCTTTAACTTGTTCGTATACTGGATTTCTAATTTTTGCCCTCTCTCCTGTAAGTTTATTATGGATTACAACACCTACAACATCATAAGGTGTATTCATAGAAGCATACTTCTCAATTAATTCTGAATATTTATTGAATTCATATATTTGTGGAAATTTGATAGTTGTATTATAAACTTGAAACAATTCTTTACATGTTTGTGTATCGTAAAAAATTACAGATGTATTATTTTCATTATACACAATAGAATAAATACCTACAAGATATATTTGCGGCGTTTTAAATGGAACAACAATCCTATTGTCTGGATGCTGTAGAACAAAACTATAACAATACTCTGGATTCAAACTCTGTAAAATTAAATTACTTTTTTGGGCTGCTTCTAAAAACATGTCTCTAAATGTCTTTGCGTTTGGTGTTTTAAAAAATTTGGATGTAGCTCCCACAGTATTTCGGGTAGCAATTTCCCAACCACCAGTCAATCCAATTGATGGATCCCAAAATACATTTATCATGGTTCCTTCAACAAATTCTTCGGCAACAACACCATGTGTATTTTCAGAATATTTTTTAATAAATGTTTCACTTGAAATAGATTTAGGAGGAGCAAAACATACTACTCTATTTTGACTATTTACAATAATAGAACGACACAAACCATATGTGCTAACTAAATCATGTGCTAACATTGGTTTATCATATCTAACGACAGTATATTTAGCATTATTAGATGTTCTACATTCAACCCTATTTAATTTTAGTACAGTTGTATTACTACTAGAAGCACTTACAATTTCATTAAATCCAGGAATATCAGACAAAACATATCTCATAGAAGTAGCAGGAATCATATATTAATATTTATAATTATCAAATAGTCTTTAAACTATATTTTTATTGATTTTTACTTAAGCATAAAAATTTCTAGTATAAATATAGAAACAAAATGTCAACAATATCTGAAAATGAAAATATGAATGAATCGCAAAGTACAGAACCATCTAGTAAAAAACATGATACCATTATAGAGTTACAATTAGGCGATATTATCCATATCACAAATCCAGAAAATGATAAAATTAACAATAAAATTTTTTCTATTGACTATATTGATAAATCAAAAGTATATTTAATAAATACAGATACATTGGAAAGGATTCGATTATCTATATCTGAAGATGGAATTATTGGTGATGGAAATATTACCCGTATTGCGATACGAAGCAAAATGGATACACCTAGTTACGCAAGACAACATGGATTAACACCAGGTACATGGATTAATATTTATTTTGGAGGTGATTTCCCTATAATCATAACTGGTGAAATAACTAATTTAGAAGAAGATATGATAGAATTAACCTCTGTAGATGGTGATATATTATATATTAATTTTGATTATAAAGGTATACCAGAAGATTTACCAATTGATTTAATTGAAATTAGAGAGAAACCATCAACAAAGAACACTATATCGGTCGGAGAAGAGATAAGTGAAGAAGAAGCAAATGAAGAATTAGAAGAAGACTTGGAGGTTCCTGAGTTAGAAAAAGAACAACATGTTGAAAAATTTGAAATTCAAGTTCCATTACAAAATGTAAAAGACCAATTGAGAGAATTTATTGTTAAAGCAGACCAAATACATTTTGGATCTGAAGAATTTGGACCAATAGTACAATATATAGATGTATCTTCTAAGAGTCAAAGATATAGCGTTGAAACCCAAGTCAGTGATTTATTAGATGATCTTCTCTCTACAATTCCTAACGCACAAAGAACACCCAAGGTTTTAAACAATATCCATATAATGATAGAGAGGTTTAAACAATTAAGAGAACATTTTTCATTTTTTGATAAATATGGAAATGTGGAAGGATCTCTTGTTAGAGAATCTACATATAAGCCTTTAGTTGATTATTTTTCTAATTTTAAAACAAATTTATACTGGATTTTACCAGTTGTTAAAAATATAAAAAAAATATATAATGTTGAGCGTATTGCCGATAACGATGATGTTATCAATTTAGAAATTGAAAAAAATTTACATGATGTAACTGAATTTATAAATCGATACAATTCAAATAATTTACCATTAGAACAAAATAAATATGCTGGGTTGTATTCAGAATTAGATCCATATTTTACACCTTTTGAATTAATAGGGGATGAAAATACAAATGGTATCATTGCTGAAAAAATGGTAAACCAAGATATTAATACGATTATAGATAATTTAGAAGATATGTATTCTTCTATTTTTAACAATGATGCTGTAAGAAGTAGACGTTTTGTAATTCAAAAATATAATTTAGCTCTTACTAAGTTAGACAGTATTGATACAACAGGTGCCAAGTTTATAACAGCCAGGACAAATATATCTAAAAATGATTTAATGTCTATTAAATCTTTTGTTACTTTACCTGAACCAACTATTCGTTTTTCTAGAGTAAATCTTCCAGGAACAAGCATTTTAGATAAGGCAAATTTAAATCAAGTATTTTTAGAATATTGGCAATTTCTTAAAAAGAAGACATCTATGAATACCATTTTTATTGATGATTTAAATACTGAATTACAGTTTAATGAGATCAATTTTGTAAATAATATAAAAAATTATGTAGTTAATTTAAATCAAGATACATCAAAAGGACTTTCCAAAGATGAAATCTATTCAAAATTTGTCAATATGATTGTTCCAAAAACAAAAATTCTTTTTGAATTGATGAAAAAATATATAAAAGGGAAATTGTCTATTGTAGACGTAGTTTCTTATTTAGAACCATTTTTAGTATACAGTGATAATTTAACATACATGCAATACAAAGAAATACTTAAATTTTTAGATGAAAAAATTTCACAGTATAATAAAACATTTATTTTTCGTTCTAGATTATTTTATTCATTGGCTAATTTAAATTCGAATCAACTAATTGCTTCAAAAGCGTTTTCAGTTATAGAAATATTAAATAAAGATTTTAGAAATGATGTATTTGAAGAGGGTTATGATTTAAACGATCCAGAAAAAACATTTACAAATTCTGAAATACTTCGTAAATTAACTATTAAGGATTGTTCTAGATTATATACCACAACACTTTCATTACAAAATGTCCCATTAATGTTTCCAAAAGAAATCTCTTCCCTTTTTGAAGAAGAAAAAACACATATTGATAAAAAAGCAAAAGATAATGACGATGATGAAAAATGTAAAACAATTGTCATTGCCAAATATTATGATTCTATAAATGCTTTAGAAGCAGATAATGATACACTCATTTATTTTGATAAAAAATATGATAAAACAAATTATGGTTTATTAGAAAGTAAAGATGGTTATGAAAAACAAGTGCTAACAATGACAACTGATGAATTAAGAGCTCATATTATTAAAGATTTGAAAGAAAAAAGAAAATTATCAGAGAATGATGCTGAATACTTGGCGAATACATTAATTGACGGTCATAAAAAGGTAATTGACGGTCAATTTGCTATATTATACAAGGGTTATAATGAAAAAACATCTGAAGAAATAGATTTTTATATTAGAAAAGATAATAAATGGGTAATTGATAAAGAGTTGAATAAATTAGATGTGAATACAGATGAAGCAAGTATTTTATGTGATTTACAAAAACAATGTATAAATATACCTTACAAATTAGAAGATAAATGTGAGAGTATAAAATCCGACGAATTTGGGTTACAAACTAAATTATTAAAAGACGTTATTGATGAATTTGATACAAAATATAAATTATCAAAAGAGGATTTTGAAAAAAATGTGAAAGGTCAATTTGAATATTATATGTCTATCATTGCTGTTTTAAATAAAATAGAGACCAACAAAATGTTAAAATATAATAACCAAAAATACAAATTAGGATCTTCTATTTTGGAAGAAGAAATGAATGTAAAAACATTTTCTCCGAATATGAAATTATTAAATCTTATTTTAGGACAGACTGATTTCGTAAAGAAACAACATGATATTATTAAATTTGTAAATACTTATACTCGTGCCGGTTCTTCTACTTTAGAAGACAATCATTGGTTATATTGTCTTAAAACAAACGTACAATTATTACCAGTATTCATATATAATTTAGCATCTACTTATGTTATTGAAGGACAATATAAATATTTGGAAAATCTAGAGTTGGTAAAATCTCAAATAGGTACGTTAAGTGATGATGGTGATTGGTGGTGCGACAAAAAAAGTGGTTGGTCGATTTGTCCTGTTGATTTTGACTTTGAAGAAGGATATGAAGCAGGATTTAAAGCATCATCAAGAGCTGTTATGGAAAATGATGCTGGTAATAAAATTATTTCTGCGTTATCTGAAAATAAAATAACATATGATACACCAGATACAAGAATGATTAATAATATTATAAATACTCTTTGTGTAGCTATGGGTATTCATATAGAAAATCAAAAAGAATTCATTATAAACACAGTAATAACCATTATTAGTGACACAGTTGAATCTGAATCAGATTATAAAAAACAAGTTAGAGAGAAAGCAGAAAAAGGTAAGAAATCCATGTCCTATACGGATTTTTATAACACCGCCTTATTGTATTATACATTAGGTATGTTCTTAATAGCCGTACAAACATCTATACCCTCTGTTAAAACACGTAAAACGCATCCGGGATGTATTCGATCTTTTTCTGGTTATCCATTTGAAGGTGTAGGTGATTTAAGTAGTTTAAATTATTTGGGTTGTGTTGCTTATGATATAAGAGTTTCTAGTTTACCATGGAATGTATTAAAAGGGAAAAAACCAGATGCGATCATTAGCAAAATAAAAAATTCAATCGATTATTTATTATCCTATCCAGATGTTAAGCGCAAAATGGAAGAAAAAACAGAATATTTGCTAACAAGTCCATCATCAGAAATACCAGAAGAACATAGCATTGTTAATTGGAGTCAATTTTTACCTCCACTAGTAAATTTTAAAGTAAACCATTTAGTAGATATTTCACCAGAATTTAAGAAAGGATTATTAACAGATATGCGATCTGGGTCTTCTTATCAAAAAGAAAAACTCCTTGTAATAGAATCAAAAATTATAAAATTTTCATTAGCTCTTATAGAGAGAATCCAGACCATTGTTAAAAAACAAAATTTGTTACTTCATACTTCCAATAATGAACCCTATCTTGAAAATGCTTGTTGTGAAACAAATGATAACGAAACAACCATTGGGTATTTTTCTAGACACGATCCAAGAATAACAGAATACAATACTGTTGTAACTAGATTGACAAATATTATGGAAGATGTTTTTAGTTATTCAAAAGGAGGTCTTTTTTTTAGTAATGTAAATACAAAAAATCATTACCCAGCTATTACTACAAAATTTAATGAAGAGACCATTTATTTAGCTTTTATATTTTATTGTAAATTTAAATCATTGGCTCCGATTCCACCAGATTTACTGCCATTATGTACGGATAAACCCATTTCAGGACTCATCAATCCTTCTGATTCTATTGAACGTATGATTGAAAAAATGAAAGGAGATGGTAGAAATTACACAAACGAACAATTTTTACGATTATTACAAATTATTAGTAAGCATAATATAATAGATATTGATTTAGATAAACAGAATATATCATCTATTCGAAAATTGAATGAATTGATTGAATCCATCATAGATGAAAATGATGAGGTTGTAGACAGAGCACTCATTGATCTAATTGCTAATGCGATGGATACATTTGACATAGCATCAGACGAACAAACAAAAGAAATAAGAGATTTAAATAATTACTTGATAAAAAATATTGAGTCTATGAAAGAGGAAATCATTGAATTTGTCGAGAAAAATTATGGTTCTACAGTAACAAAAAGCTCTGTAAAAAAGCTGACAAAAGTAATTAAAAATATGTCTAATTGGGTAGCAGATAATTCTAATAGAAACGAGGATATCAAAATTTCGAATGATAAAACATACAATATAAATAATTTTTACAAAACATTTATTGACAATTTTGTTAACATTTTTCCAAATATTATTATAAATAAAGTAGATTATGATGACGTTTTTATTCCAAAGTATTATAAGTTTTCTAATAATCATGCGAATAAATTGAAAAAAAGCATTAGTCAATATTATGAAAAACTGAAAAAATTTTACGGTATTCCTAGTATATCCAATATCATTTCTAGTATACAAAAATCATGTAGAAATATTGTATTATTAGCTAATAATACACCTAGTTATACTACTATGAAAAATGGTGAGAAAGAAATGATTCCTATTTTTGATGAGAGAACGAGTAGATATTTATTCGAATTTTATTTAATCAGAGTACTATTAAATTATATTGATTTAACAGATGATTCTGATATGATTGTAACCGAAGTTCAAAAGGAAGTCAATGTTTCAGATATATTTACAGTTGAATTTTTAGAAGATGAAGAAACTAGAGTTGATTTATCAATGACTTCACGTTCTGAAATAGATACTCGATTATTGACAGGTAATAAAAAGGAATTAAAACAGAAAACAGTAGAATTATTAATCAGTTTTATCGATATTTTAAATAATGAAAAGGATACGATTGATACTTCTTATGAAGAAATACAAGATAGAATATTTAAGTTAAGGGAAAAGGAAAAGGATATTGTTACAGATAGACTTAAAATAATGACTGATGAAGGGAGGGATATAGACACCATACTCAAAATTAATAAACTAGGTATGTATAGCAAAGGATTACAAAAAGGATTGACTACTTTAGATAAGGATTTCTACGACGAAGAACAACAATTTAGAGATAATATGGGTAAGGCAGAGAGAATGATTCGAAGGAAAAATGTAGGGATAAATGATGAAGATATTGGTACCTTAGTAGATGATTATATGGAGCAACAAATGATAGATACAGAAATTGATGATGAAGTCAATGATATGGGTTATATGAATGAAACCTATTTTGATGGTAATACGGATGGTGTAGGAGCACCAGAAGAAGAATATGATGATTATCAACAAGATGAATAGACAAAAATAATATAATTTGATAAAAATCAATTATATTATTACAAATTTATAAAGTTTAGACAAAAGATCAAATAATAAAATTATTAGTTTCCTTTTGAAAAGAATAAAAAATTTGTATATAATTATATATAAGATGTATAAAAACTATATTAGAGAAAATATTACACTTGTATCTGTTATATTATTTGTAATCATTTTTGGAAGTATCCAATTAATGAAACCCTTATGTTTATACAATAAAGATGGAAGTATTCGAGAATTCGGAATAGGATATAGAAATAAAACAATTTTACCGGTATGGTTATTATCTATTGTTTTAGGTATTGTTTGCTATTTAGCTGTGTTATATTATTTGAATTATTCTAGATTTTAGATTGTTCTATAAATATTTTATTACAATATATAAATATTTTATAAATATTTATCTTCATAATCAGCATATTGATCGTCATTAAATTCAGCTTCACCAAATAATTCATGATATCTTGCTTTCAAAATTTTTTGTTGTTTTATTTTTTTTGACATTTCCTTTTGTTTCAATTCATTTTCTTCTTGTTTAGATGGATAAACTTTTATATTTTTTGGTTTTTTTTCAGTGTTATTTATTTCATATTTGGTTTCAGGTCCCTTTTGTTTCATTTTAGATTTTTTTAATTCATTTGCTATCATTTCTTTTAACGTTTCATCTTCTTCAAAAAGTTCTCTTGTCAAAGCATTATCAGAGTCCTCCACTAATTTTCTCTCTTTTATTTGTTTTAATTGTTCCACATTTAAAACAATTGCTTCTGTATTCTCCCAATCATCATCATCGTTTATCATTTTAAATATATATTATAAATGATATATATTTAAATCTATTTTATATTTTACTTGTTATATTTTTTACTTGTAATTTATATTATTTAAGCGGTTAATGTGTATGTGGTACTAGTTGCTGTTTCTTTTGCTGCTTGTGTTTCTTGTTCTTTCTCTAAAAATTTTTCATAATTTTGTTCCATCGTTTTAGGATTAGTCACACAACCTCTAGTTGTCATTTTCAATTGGACGAGTGAAGTCAATAAAAGACCTGTGTATATATACCACATGGATTCTCCAACATTATCCCTTGTTACAACCAGTTCAAACAACTCATTTTTAATTTCAGTTGTTTCTGGACTATCTTGCTGAAATTTATCTTTCATTAATGGAGTTAAAATTTTCCAATAATCATTAAAATTACTAGGAACTATTTGATTAATTAAGATAGATGTATTTCCACAAATCTTTATAATAGCATCCGCAGCACTCTGCATAGATTCTTTTTTCTCAGGAGTTAATTCATTGTTAGAATCTATTTTCTTTTGTATATCTCTATCAATTAATAATTCCGTTAAAACCTTATTAGCTTGACCTGAAACATAAAAGTATCCAATAACATCAGCAAAAGCACTTTTAAATCCAGGATATATAGTAAGTATAATAATAATGACCCCAAAAATTAACGTCCATGGTAAAAAAGTGTAAACACCCGCAGCTCCCATATTTTCAGTAATATTTCCACCACATGTAGAAGAAATAATAGAAGCATTTATCAAAAATTGACTTACCATAACTAATAAAAGGTAAATAGCTAAATACATATAGTTGCTACTTATATAATCCTTATAACCTTTAGGATCAGTAGAGATTTGATAAGTCAAAGGAGGTTTCATTAAATAATAAGCTATGGTTGTTACTAGAAATATTACAATATTTAAATAAGAATTAGCCATATAGATATTATGTATAATTTAATTTATAAATTTAACACTAATTATTATGGAATTTGCCGACTTTTCTAAACCAAATCTAACAGAACCTGGCGTAAAATTTTTTTTAAATCAAACTCTAAAACAGTGTCATATTGTTAGAGACAATTTTCATAATATGGTCTTTAATATTGGATTATTCATTGCTTTCTTACTTGTTTTAGGATTAATTTTAATGTATAAATACAAAGGTAGATTAACACCTGTAGAGATTGAAAAGAAAAATAAAGAGAAACAACAATATATTTTATCTAAAATTAAAAATTTTCAAGAAGCGAAACGTATAGCACATCAAGAATTGATTACTGGATTACCAGCATGGGATAATGAATATGATATAATACACAAAAAGGTACTTTTTTAAAATATTTTAAAAGTAAAAATACCAAATAATTTATAAAATATAATATATAATGGATAGTCAAACAGAAGAAATCATTAGTGTTAAAGAAGCATTAAATGAATACTTTAAATTAAAATCAAAATACGAAGATGATATTACAAAAGATAAAAAAAAAATAATGAATAATATATCATTAAGTAATAAAGAAAAAAGGACAGAATATTTAAGATTAAAACCAAAATGTGTCAACTGTAAGAAGCCAGGTGGTACATTATTTAAAACATTGTTTTTTCACTCAAATGATACAGAAGATTCGAGTAAAGAATATAGAGCACAATGTGGTATTGTTGCTGATCCTTGTAATTTAGATATTAGAATAAAAGTGTATAAGGTTGATTTGATTTCCGATATTTTAAATAGTATGTCAGAATATATAAAAAAATATAAAAATACAGTTATCGATGATAAAAATAAACTATTATTTGGATATATAACAACAGAAACCGCATTATCTAAATTTGATGAATTAAAAGAAGATATAAGTGTTACTAGTTCTATTTATGAAGATTATCTCTCTGAATATAACAAGATTGTTGATAATAATGAAAAAAAAACAGAATTAGAGGAGGCAATCACAGATTCTTATATACAAATCCAACAGATCAAGGATTGTATTTCTAAAATGAATGAAACTGGTAATTCACAGTACGCGATTGATGCGGTAACCATTTATGAAACCATATTGAAACCTCTATTGTTTAAAATCAGAAATTTAAAATATAATGATTCTATGGTGATTTATGATGATAATAATAATACATGTAACTTAATACAAACCGTATATAATATTGATTCATTATCTTATGGAAGTAGTGGTAACAAAGTATTATCTTATAATGTTGGGTATTCTGGAATAAAAATAAATAAAAAGAAGATTGTTATCAAATCGTCATCAGAAGAAACTAGCGAAGGTATTGAAGAAACTAGTAAGCCAGTATCTTCTGGAGAAATACCAAGAGAGGAACCCATTTATGGTGAAGGAAAAGATGGGATAACATGGAAAAATAATGAATATATTAAATTATGGGATACTATGCCAGAAAAACTAAAAGATGCTTTAAAAGGAAATCATGAATGGTTAACCGATTTTATGTATAATTGTGTGAATAATCGAGCGAATAGTAAACCATGTGAAATGACTACACCAAGTGATTTAAAATTACCACCTGACGTATTACCATCAGGTCAATATGATTTTGGTGTCGAAATATATAATACATTATTTAATAAAATGGCAAAAACATTACAACAAACCTATTTAACCTTTTTTTCTGAAAAAGAAGGTGCTAAAAATTATAAAATGTTAGAAAACGCATTGAATGATCTCGTTAAAAAGGAAGTTGGATTTGTAAAAGGGTTTTTTTAGGGTAATTATTTGATTTATTTTATATAATTTATATAATATATATAATTTATAAAGTATATATAAATTATATATGTTGCTGAATTATATTTCTATTCCAATCTTTTTAATTAGTTTTGCTATTGGCCTTTTTTTTGTTTATGTTTTAGGTCCAGAAATGAAAACAATTTATATTTATCCAACTCCTGAAAATGTAGATAAAATTTTATTTAGAGATAAAGCTAGTAATTGCTTCCAATTCGAAGAAGAGATAGTTGAGTGCCCCAAGGATGCTTCATTAATATCTAGTATCCCTATTCAGAGTTAAAATAACTATTTTATATATTTTATTTGTATTGTATATATAATATTATTGTTTGTAGTATAAAATTATTGTTTGTAGTATAAAATTATTGTTTGTAGTATAAAATTATTGTTTATAAAAGATATATTATCATAATATAATAATGGGAATACATCTAGGAAAATTTCTTCATACTGAAAGTGGTAAAGTGTTAATGTCTATATTATTAGGGTTTGGTTTAGCATCTCTTTTTAGAACAGTATGTAAAGATAACAACTGTTTACTTTTTCACGCACCACCTTTAGATAAATTTAAGGATAAAATATACAAAAATAATGACAAATGTGTAAAATATAATCCGGTCGCTACTAAATGTAGCTTAAATGCGAAAACGATTGATTTTGAATAATGTTTGCGTAAATAATATATACAATCATTCTTTATACTATTTATGGAAGGTTCTACTAGTATTTCAGATTTACCTACTGATCCTGTTGGTGGTGGAAATATAAGTAATAATATCTCTTTATCTGCTTCTGAAACCCAATCATTCAATAATAATCCTTCACAACAAGGGTTTTCTTTAGATCAAACAACTATTAGCCAAATAGTGAATGGTCTTCAACAGGCAAGTATTAGCGGAGCAACACAGTTACCGTCGCGAGACATTCCTATGACAACAACAGGTCACAATACTGATCCACAAATTCAACCAAATTATGTTCCCCCACCTCCACCTCAAAGTATAGATTATATAAAAAATTACGAACAAACTGCTGATATGATTGAGGAATACAATAAAAATTCACAAAGACAAAATTCTTTAGACGATACATATAATGAAATTCAAGTTCCATTATTACTTGCGGTTCTCTACTTTTTATTTCAATTACCATTTTTCAGAAAATTTTTATATAGTTATTTTCCAGTGTTATTTTCAAATGATGGTAATCTAAATATTAATGGATTTTTATTTACAAGTATTCTTTTTGGATTACTATTTTATACACTTAATAAAACGACTAGTTATTTTGGAGCATTTTAGATAATATTATAAAATAGTTTAAAAATATAACAGGTAAAATACTAATGAAAGATTTTATGAGTACAATTCATTCAAATTATCATGATATAACTAAGTTGACATTGTTTAATTTTTTTAAAACAGGTAATCCAGTATACGATGCTATTCTTTCAACATTCATTATTAGTTTATTGGGTTACATTGTTAATTATATGTATGATTATCGGATGGATGCTATTTTATATAATTTAAGTATAGATGATATTAAGAGTTGGTTTTTCCAAAAAAATACCATTATCATTGAAGGTAAAAAAAGTTCAATAACATCTAGTTACTGTGCTACATATAATGTAACCTCTTTGTATAGTGATCGTTTTAAGGCAATATGGAATTATATTATATCTAATATTGATACAAATAATACCATTTATAAAATAAAAGAGTCACATACTAATTTTCAATCTAGTGAAAAAATTGGAAGAGGAAAAAATATGGATATTTTTATGGTTTATCAAAATAGACATTTTAAATTAGATAATAATATTTTTGTAAAAGCAGAGATAGAACAAGAAGGTATGGAAGATGAAAAGGAAAAAGTTAAAACTAAAACAGACAAAATAACCATCCATATATATTCATATGTATATTCGGTTAGTTATTTAAAAAAATACATTGATAATATTACTGAAAAATATTTGACATCTATCAAAGATAATAGATTGAATAAAAAATTTATCTATTTTTTAAATAAAGTAAAACCATCAGAAGATGAATCAAATATGAGTTGTTGGAGGGAAGATACGTTTGAAAGTGCTAGAACATTTAATAATATTTTCTTTGATGGAAAACAAGAATTAATTTCTAAAATTGATTTCTTTTTAAATAATAAGGGTTGGTATTATGAAAAAGGGATCCCTTATTCACTTGGTATTGGATTACATGGACCACCTGGAACAGGAAAAACTTCTTTTATTAAAGCACTTGCTAATAAAACTGGACGTCATATAATCATATTTTCTTTAAAATTGATTAAAACAAAATCTCAATTAGAACAATTCTTTTTTGAAAATACATATAATGATAATAATGAAAAGGATAGTATTGGTTTTGATAAAAAAATTATTGTATTTGAAGATATCGATTGTATAGGTGATATTATTTTAGATCGTAATAAAAATAAACATGTAGACATTATACAATCAAAAAAAAATAAAAGCAATAAAAATACAAATGTGAATACAGATAAAAATACAGATAATAAAAAAGAAAATAGTAAACTTACAGATGTTCTTCAAACCATATGTGATCTAAATGAATCAGGATGTGCTAAAATTAATAGTATAAATCAAGAAGAATTAATAACATTGGATGATATTCTGAATCTATGGGATGGTATTAGAGAGACACCTGGAAGAATACTAGTGATTTCTTCAAATCATTATGATAAATTAGATCCTGCTCTAATAAGACCAGGTAGAATTGATATTACTCATGAATTAAAAAATGCGAGTCATGATGTAATTTCTCAGATATATCTCCATCTTTTTAAACAGGAAATCAATAAACCTAAATTAAAGAAAATTAAAGAAAATTTTTACTCACCAGCCGAATTGATTAATATTTATGTAAATTATAGAAATGATGAAAACAAATTCATAGAACGATTACTTGAAAATACAAAAATAAGTAAGTAAAAAAGGCATAATAAAAATATAAAAATATAAAAAATTTCGTTTTATTATTAAATAGTTAATACCATTTAATAATAATGATTCAAGAATATGTGAATAAATTAATTGAAAATTTACCAGATCATATTAAAAATTCAAAAACACCCATAGTTATTGATTTAGTTTTAGATGGTGGATTTTTTAATGGTAGTTATCTTGCTGGAGCTTTATTTTTTTTAAAAGAAATGGAAAAACGCAATTATATTAAAATTGATCGCATATCTGGATGTAGTATTGGTTCAGTAGCAGGATTATTATATTTGAATGATTGGTTAGATGAAATACCTAAATTATATGAATTAAGTATTGATACATTTAAAAAGACACATCGATTAGAAATTATTAAAGATATTAAAAAACACTTGGAGCCATATATTACAAATGATATGTATAAAAAGGCAAGTCAAAAATTATATATTAATTATAATCATGTAGTTAAAATGAAACGATATGTTAAAAATAAATATAAAAGCAATGATGACCTATTTGATACTATAACAAAATCGTGTTTTGCTCCTTATTTAGTAGATGGTAATGCCATTTATAAAAATAAATATGTAGATGGCATTAGTCCGTATATTTTTAAAAAAGAAGAAGGTAAAAAAATACTTTATTTAGAACTTTTTAGTCGCGATAAAATAGCACATATGATTAGTATTAAAAATGAAAAAACAAATTTTCATCGTGTTCTTACGGGATTATTAGATATACACAATTTCTTTATAAAAGAAACGAATACGCCAATGTGTAGTTATGTGAATGATTGGAGTTATATAACCAACTGTCGTCAACAAATTAAATTATTTCTAGAAAAAGTATTGGTTTATATTATTTATATATTATCTATTATTAAAAATTATATACCGCAAGAATTTCAATCTACCGTTTTTTATAAAATCATATATAAAATATCTTATGAGATTTTTATTATAATATTAGAAACATATTGTATTTGATGAATAATTTTGAATTGAAAAATATAAATAAGTTTAGGTTGTATATTATTTATATTTAATTATAAAAATGGAGTCGTCTATTGATATTACGGATACAGCATTTTCTTTATCTAATACACCTTTATCTGCTGTAAATGAAATTAATGAAGTGATTATATCCACAACAGAAAATATGTTAGGTACCACAGAAAATATGTTAGGTACCACAGAAAATATGTTAAGTACCACAGAAAATATGTTAGGTACCACAGAAAATATAATCGATTTTGATAATTCAACCATCATTTTTCTAATAATTAGTTTTATTCTTCTTATTTGTGGAATATTTATGTATAGTTATTATTCAAATAAAAAAAGAGTTACTTTTCAAGATAAGTTAGATGATTGTTATGATGAAACTAGAAGAAGAGATTTTTAGGTCTTCAATATTTTCTTCTTGTTCCACCGTAAAAAAGGCCTTTTTTCTTTGTTTTCGTTGTTTTCGTTGTTTTTTTATTTGTTTTATTATTTTTATTTTTCCTATGTTTCTTAAATTCTTTTTTCTCTTCTTTTCTCTCTCGTATAGCTTCGGGTTTATAATTTAAAAACATTTTTTCAAATTCTTCTTTATTTTTTTTCTGTTTTAGTTCCTTATATTTTTCAGCTTTATGTGCTCGCGATTCTTCTAATGATTCTTGGTGCCCGTAACACGTTATGCTAAAACGTCGCAATAATCCTTTTTGTTGTAATCTATTTTTTTGTTGTACGTCATATAAAAATTTAGACATACATAAAATTCTCTCTAAAAATTGATTATAATACGGTTTGTCAGCATATAAAAATGCCAAATAAAAACTCAACATTGTATCTATCGTGGCTATTTTAATCTTTTGTCCTTTCGTATTTAGAGTATTATAACTATGACATGCGATTGGTTTATAAATAAAACAAATAGTATCATTGCCAATCTTAATTTCATAATGTTCTGGTACTAATTCACCAATAGCATCTCTCTTGAGTAATTTTACATTTTTTACATTCACATCTTTTAATCTTTCTTTTACTATTTGTGCTGTAGTTTCTGGATCATTCGATAATACATCAAAATCCGCTATTTTATCTAATTTCATTCGTAAATTTTTTGGCATATATTGAGAATAGAGAGAAATAGCATAACCTCCAAAAAATACAACTCCTTGATTCACTAAAGTTGATTTAACATTATCATATATTTCATCCTCATTTTCATTATTTTGAGTTTCCATTTCTCTCTGAAAATCCATATCATGACAATTGATCGAAGTTAATGGATAATTCTTATTTAATAAGGTTAAACGTTTTAAAACCTTTTCCCATCTACTAATATCTCCAGCAGGTCTTGATAATTCTAAAAACATTGACATTCTTAAAAAATTTGGAGGAGCATATAATATACCATTAACTCGTATTGCGTCTTTCTTAAGTGAATTATATATAGGTTTTATTAATTGTGTTATATCTGCTACAGGTATATAATTTACAAAAACCTTATAAGTTCCAGTATGTTGACCTGATTTAGCTTCTACATCAGTAAATCCTTCCTTATAATATATATCAGCTAATTCCTTAGCGTCTTCTAGAGCGTTTGAAGTGAAAAAATCATAATCAGGAATTTCGGCTTCTTTGTTATAAAATTGATCGTCGGATGGTAAAATATTATTAATGGCTGTACCTCCATAACAAATTAAATTTTTACGTTGAATAAAATCCTCTACTATTTTAATTATTTTTTTGATTTCTTCTGAATTGACAATACGTTTCCCCATTTTTTCTTCTGCTTTATCTACTGCCATACGTAATATTGTTAATTCGCAATCCGAAAATGTTAAACCTTTACAATTATTTTTTTCTTTCATAAATCCTTTCTTATATTATGACTAGATTTATTTCAAAACTAAATTAAAACTTATTAAAAAAATTGATTTGAATAATAAGTATATAAGTAATTATACACTTATTAACGTAAACATGAATTCTAGTTCTCAAAGTTTAAATGATGATATATTATTTGAATTAGATAAATTAGGTGTTGGTTCTGTAAAAAGAAGGTTAACTAATGAACTCGTGGAATTTAAAAAACAAGGTGCTTATATTCATGTTGAATGTATACTAGATAATACAAATACCGAAAATTATATAAATACTACAAATACCGAAAATTATATAAATACTACAAATACTATAAATAATAATTATAATTATCAAAAATCTTATGTAACTGTATCGATAATGCTAAACGGTGATAATACATTATACCAATTTGATATCACATCTGGGTATCCATTTAAATCCCCTACTATGCTTAGAATTAATTATCAAGACTACAGATTTAATTATTTAAAAATACATTCAGAAAAAACAGTGAATGAATTAAAAGAATTTATAAAATTTGATTGTTTATGTTGTTCTACTTTGTTATGTCCTGATAATTGGTCTCCTGCTATGAGATTAATTAAAATTATAGAAGAAGTAAAACAAATAAAACACTGTAGAAAAATTATTATCCATCGCTTACTCGCTAAAAAAATTATAGATAGATATTTAATTGATGATATCAATCTATATGAATGGTTGTTCTGAATCTAAAAGTCAAAACTATAGAAATCTGTAGCAGCTGTTCTAGTAGCATATGAATTAGCAGGATCTTGCGGGGTTGGTTCTGGAATAGTAACTGGTTGATATCTTAATGCTTCTGGTTTCAAGCTAAACGCATAACCAGCTCTATCAAAAAACATAGCATTTTCCATCAAAAAATTATCCACCATTTGGTAACGCATTGCTACCATTTGGCAGCCATATGCCCTAGATAAAAATCCGCTAGGATTGGATGGATTCGTACCAAGATCCGGAAAAACAATTGTCATGGCTCGTTTATTATATTCAGTGAGTTCTTGTGTATCTGGATTATTTTTAACATCATAAAAATTATATCCTCTCATAAATACTGAATTACTTGTCAGGTTAACATATTCTAAAAATTCTTTATTTTCTAAAAAAGCATTATTGATTCTATCTACGACAAGAATAATTTTTTTTTGAAATGTTAATAAAGGCGTATTACCTAAATTGTGTCCTGAATTTTCAAAGCTATATTCCTTGCCAAGCATTAAAGAATCATATGATTTGAATATATTTGCTAAATTTGTATACATTTCTTGGTTGTTACTTTTGATTCTTAAATGAATGATTAATGGATCTGTTGGATTAGGACAAGCTCCACCAGCAAAAGCATAATTAGAAATGGTATCCATCACACTCCCAAAATTGACTGAATTAAAGGTTTCTTTTACATAATAACTATCTGATGTACTGGTTGCGACAACTGGATTATTATCAAGCGAATAAATTTCAAAGTCTACACAGCGGACACCTTGTTTTAATAAAGATTTTAGTACATTTATATCAACAAAATCGTTTTTATAGGACCCTCCGCTACAAGCATTATAAGCGGTTTTAATATAATAATCAAATAAATTAGCAGAACAATCTGAGTCATTCGAAGATATAGATCGTATATTTCCATTGACGGATGGATATAACGTATCCATATAGCTAGATTCGCGACCTTCTAATTTGCTAAGATAAATCATATAACCAATAAATATGATTAAAATGAGAAAAATAAAGGCCAAAATCATATAGCTTTGAAAATCTTCGTCTAAATTTTTTAATTTGCTTAAATAATCTGTATTTGTTGTTGACATAGTCTACTATATATTATATATTTTATAATATTGTTTAAATTTAAAATATTATAAAATTATACTTGTATAAACTTTATAAATCAAGAGCATTTGTTAAATCTCCCATTGGTGGATGTCCGTTTTTAATCAGTGCTTCATCACGTTCTGTTATACCTGTAAGTGTCCTTAGTTTAAATCTTTTGGTTATAAAACGTAATATTGAAGCAGAATCATATTGTGTACTATCGACAAAATTAGATTTGGCAAAAGGTGATATAATTAATGCTGGAATTCGTGATCCTGGACCCCATCTATCTCCCTTAGGAGGTGATACATGATCCCAATAGCCACCATTTTCATCAAATGTTAATACTACAAGCATATTCTTCCATTGTGGACTTTTTTCTAAATGAGAAATAATATCTGTCATATGATCGTTACCAGATGATATTTCAGCATATCCGGCGTGCATATTAAGTGTACCTTGAGGTACATAATATGAAAATTGTGGTAATTTTCCTTCATCAATTGCTTTTATAAAATTTACACCATCTATTCCAGCATCTTTTATATGATCTTCTCTATTTTTGGTTCCTGGAGCCATATTTTTATAATAATTAAAGGATTGATGATGTGTTTGAAAATATATATCTTTATTATTACCATCTAAAGCTGCTTGAAATCCTCCAGACCAAAAAGCCCAACTTATATTTTTTTCATTTAATAAATCACCTATATTTTCCTCTGTATATTCACATGAGGTTTCAGGATTACTTGGATCAGCAAATCTAGGATCTTGATCTTTTGCTGGCAGAATATCACTAGGTTGATATGGGGGTTGTATTGTATTTACGTAATAAAAATCAGGAGTTAAAGCTCCATCATTTTTAAATATAGGAGGACCATCTAATGCTGATTTAGCAGATGATTCATCAAGAGTTAATGTTACTCCATCATTATCAACAACAGAAATTAAATCTTTTGATGGTGATGTATCAGCATTCGGACGATATGGTGCTCTAGCTAGTATAATATATTGGTGATTAAAGAAAGACCCACCAAAACCACCTTGAAAAAAATTATCAGCTAATGTATATTTTTTGGCTACATCCCATAATGGTAATTTTTTTCCATCATACAAACTCATAGGAAGACAACCAGCATCGCTCCATGCTACAAATTTATTATTGTTACCATTATTAATCTGCATTTGATTTTGATAAAATCTATGTACTAAATCACGATTTATTTCATTAGGTTGAACGTTTAAACCATTAGGATCATCAATAAAAAATGGCATATTTGATAATAAATTGGTTGTTTTTTCTTCAGTTAAATTTGGATGATTATCGTTATCATAGTGCGATTCCCAAACACACGGTAATACTTTAAATGGTGTATTATCTCTATCTAATTGAATTGTATTAGCATAAGAAGCATTATTTATACCATTTGCTTTTGGGAATGTTCCATAAAGATTATTAAAGCTTCTATTTTGACAATATAAATAAACAACGGTATGTATTTTGCTAATATCTTTATGAGTATAATTATCAAATTTGTTGAAACAAATATTATTGAAGATAATTTTAACGCGACAAATATTATTTATATCAGCAACTAGTTGAATAACACCGTGTTTATTTTCGCATTCATCCTTATAATTAACTATACAGTTATTATAACTAACTGATTCTTTTTCTAATATTTTTTCATTAAAATTAGCAGAAATAGAAAAATCATTAGTATTAAATTTGATAACTTTATCTTGTGATTCATCATTTAAATCATAATCGTTATTAATATTACAAAAACCGATAATATTATTTGTTCCTTTTTCTAAAATATCATATAATTCTGAAAAATGTTTATTTTGTTTAAACAAATCCGAACATGTTTTTTTTATATTTTTCCAATCAAATTCTATAGAAGTTTCCATTATATTTAATATATATAATTATTATTACAAATAATTAAATTATATTATGATAAAATTAAGAATTAAAAAATAATGATATTATATACTTAATATGGCTGGAGGATTAATGAATCTTGTAAGCATAGGACAACAAAATATAATTTTAAACGGTAACCCTAGTAAGACTTTTTGGAAAGCAACATATAAAAAATACACTAATTATGGTAAGCAGAATTTTCGTCTAGATTTTACAGGAACTCCTGCTTTAAATTTGACAACAGAATCAACATTTACTTTTACGGTTAAACGCTACGCAGATATGCTTATGGACTGCTATATTTCAGTCACATTGCCAAATATTTGGTCTCCGATTTTGCCGCCACAAGAAATAATAAATCCTGATGGTTCAACTGGATATACAGATTGGGCTCCCTATGAATTTCAATGGATTGAAAATTTAGGCGCACAAATTATAAGCCGAATTACAATTAATTGTGGCAACCAACAATTACAACAATATTCCGGACAATATATTTTAGCATCCACACAGAGAGACTTTAACGCACAAAAATTGGCGCTATTCAATGAAATGATTGGCAATGTTCCTGAACTCAATGATCCTGCTAATGCTGGCGCACGTGTAAACGCTTATCCCAACGCATATTATACGACCAGTCCTGCTGGCGCTCAGCCTTCCATAATGGGTCGCACATTATACATTCCACTCGGAGCATGGTTTAATTTAGTGACTTCTCAAGCGTTTCCATTAGTAGCACTTCAATATAATGAACTACAAATCAATGTTTCTTTTCGACCTATTAATGAATGGTTTACCATTCGCGATGTTATGGATTCAGCCAATAATTTTCCAGTTGTGGCGCCAAATTTTAACCAATTTTACATGCAATTCTACAGATTTCTTCAAACGCCACCAGATGAAACACTCGGTCCAACTTCTTATATAGATACAAGAAGTTTATGGAATGCGGATATAAATTTAAATTGTACTTATTGTTTTCTCTCGAATGATGAATCTGAGGTATTTGCCAAAAACGAGCAAAAATATTTAATCAAACAGATTTATGAAAAACCATATTATAATATAACAGGACAAAATAAAATAAATTTAGATTCACTTGGTATGGTAAGCAGCTGGATGTTTTATTTCCAAAGAAGTGACGCTAATTTACGCAATCAATGGTCGAATTATACAAATTGGCCTTATAATTATATGCCACAAGATATTACTCCAGCGCCTACTGCTGGTGATATACCAAATCCGGATCCTTCCAGTAGCTATCCTTCATTGGGACCCGGTTTAAATCCTGATGGCACGTTAAGTGGTCTCTATACAACTGGTGTATATAATCCGCAAAATCTGAAAGATATATTAATAGCATTAGGAATACAATTAGACGGACAATATAGAGAGAATGTTTTACCTGCTGGTGTATATAATTTTGTAGAAAAATATGTGAGAACTGCTGGAAACGCACCATCTGGATTATATTGTTATAATTTTTGTTTACATACTAGTCCATTTGAGTTACAGCCTTCGGGTGCCATGAATATGAGTAGATTTACTAATATTCAATTTGAATTTACTACAATTTCACCACCTGTTGATCCATACGCCCAAGTGTTGACTATTTGCGATCCAGCGACAGGAGATATTGTCGGTATTAACAAACCTACTTGGCGCATTTATGATTACAATTTTAACTTATTTTTAATTGAAGAGCGCATTAACCAAATACATTTTGTAAGCGGAAATGCTGGACTTACATACGCAACATAAATCTACTTTTCTACTTTTCTACTTTTAGAAAAAGTAGAGCAAAAAATGTATACTTTTAGAAAAAGTAGAGCAAAAAATGTATACTTTTAGAAAAAATGGTATTATTTTTGTTTATTTACAGATAAATTTATATATTATATAAAAAATAACAAATAATAGTATCCAAAATAGAAGACGAGATATCAGTTCAAAAGTATTGAAACCAAATTCATATTGACTATCTAAATATAATATTTTAAATATACTTCGTTGTATAAACACGAGTATCCATAAAAAGGTTGAATCTCTATGCCATCCACGTGAATTATCAGTATCAGGGAATGTTTGATAGCAAACCGGCGTATGATATTTATAACGAGGAATAGAACCAAAATTTAAGAATACATCCCAATCACATAAAGAGGATTGATCTACTTTATCCAAAAAATAGTCTATACATTTTTTTGAATAAATACACGCATGAGTTCCTGTACTTAAATATAGACGAGTCGTGGTCTCACAAAATCCAGACTGTAAATAAGTAATCGAACCCAAATAGTAGACAAATGGATCCGAATGATGGTCGGCAAGAAAGTCATCAATATTTTGTTTATGTATTTTATCATTTATTTTGTTATCGAATATGTAGTCATCTTCTAAAATAAGTATATTGTTATAGTTTTTATTATTAGCGTCTTTAAATATAGTATAAAAAGCATCAATTAGATCCTTAGATGGTGAATCTATATGTTCTTTTTTTTTACATTTTTTGTAACCTTTATTAAATAAAATATATATTTTCTTAGATGGATGATATTTTTCTAATTGTTCTTCGATATTTTGTAATCGACCATTTCCTTCCAGATGGATGATATAAGTAGCATCTACATTGGATAATAATGGGTCATCATAAATATATTCTTTAAATGAATAACATGAGTTCATATAATGGTTAAATATTATTTATCCTAGAAAATAAACAAAAATATACAATGATCGGAATAGAAAATAATATAACTTTTACACTACATGATGTAGGGGAAAATCCCTATTTTTTGAAAAAAGGTCGCAAAAAGTTCTTTACACATGTAGTGCCGAATTTCTACTTTTTTTCCCAAGACTTTTTTGGGAAAGTTGAAAATGGACATTTATTTTGTCCAAATTTCAAAAAT